ACCACCAGTAAAGCCATCGCCAGTAGCGCCCGTAGGACCAGTAGGCCCCGTAGCACCCGCTGGCCCCGTAGGACCAGTAGGACCAGTAGGCCCGGTTGCACCACGAAGATCCCCGGTGCTAAAGCCAAGACCGTCATCGGACGTAAATGTTACAACGCCAGTGGGAGCGCTATATGAGCCTCCAGTGAAGCCATCTCCGGTTGCACCAGTAGGACCCGTGGGCCCTGTTGGTCCAGTAGGGCCAGATGGACCCGTAGGACCCGTAGGACCCGTAGGACCCGTAGGGCCTACAATTTTATACTGAGGACCAATGTAACTCATCAGGTGATCTCCAGAATACTCAACACCGTGTCTATACTGTTTGCTGTGTCTGATTGGACAACGATAGCATCTGAAGCCTCAAGGACAACTTTCTGATCACCGCCGACAACAACAAGACTGGAGCCAGTTGGGACGGGGGCATCCTTAACAACAAACACATTGTCGCCGTCATTATTGTTTAACTTCACATCAACCGTTACTTGGCTACCAGTAAGGTTGGCGAGGGTCATTCCAATAATTGTTGTTTCAGTAGACGCAGGACAAGTATAAATTGTCATGTCCGTGTTAGCCCCTGTGGCAGAGCCGTCAAATGTTTTTACCTTAAATGCATTTGCCATCGTATTATCCTAGTGCTATTGCTAACGCCACGGCTTCGCCAGCGGGGTCAAAGTCAGTTGAGTCTGCGGTAGCGGCTGTTCCCAAACCAAGAGAGGTCCTCGCAGTTGCTCCGTTCTCCGCAACAAAGTTGGCCCCATCCCCAACAATAAAGTTGCCGTCTGTAGGGCTTAACCCAGCCACATCTTGCAGTTGCTGATCAAGCCGGGCATTTGGCACCGTCCCAGATGAAAGATTACTGGCATTAAGATCGGTTAGCGCACTAGCGTTTGCGGCGACAAGGTTTCCGCTAGCGTCAAGGTAACTTGTCTTTTCGGCGGGGAGTGTGCAGAAAAGTGTCTTTGTGTTAGCGCCCCAGTTTACTGCGGCGTCACCGTTACTCGACTCAAGTATTGTTGTACGAGCGAGAGTTGTTCCGCTTGCAGTGTATGTGCCAACCCCAACTTCCCAGTCGGTGCCATCAGTACAGGCATAGTATGTCGTATTGCCATCGCCAATCGAGCCAAAAGATTCAAACCCAGTAACAGCGCCAGCAAGGGTATAAGTCCCCGTTCCTGTCGTTGTACTGGTTTCTTTTACTCTGTCAGCGATAACTAACGCCATATTACTTCAACTCTACAGTAAGGTTGCTTGCATTGATACGGAAGATGTCGCCGGAGGCAATCGTCTTTGATGCATCTAAGGCGCCAACAAACAAGATGTTTCCGCTTGTTGATGCGTCAGCAATAAACACATGCGTTACAGTGTACGATGCAATACCGCTTGAGGCGCTGTACTCAATGTTAGCGGCGTTGGTCACTGTCTGTGCATCAGTTGCTCCAGAAGCCAAGGTCCAGTTTGCCGCAGTAACTTGCTGACGGGTGTAGTTTGCATCTTCTGTTGTGGTGTTTACCTCAGTAACTGTGCCAGCCTCTGCATCAGATACAGCAGTAGCCAAGCCAATGTAAATACTGTCACCCGGGGTCGTAAATGATTCCGAGTTATTTTTGAAAATAAAATCTAGAACAGCGTGTTCCAGATATGTGGTTGCCGCATTTGATGTAGCCATTACTTACTCCTATGTGCGGGGCCTGCGGGGTAGGCCCTCTCTGTATGCGTCATCGTTTTCTCGCGCTTCTGCCAAGTCTTTTAGGCGGCTCATGCTTTCCGCTAGCCGACCTTCATACATGGCAATAAGGTCTTGTTCGCCTTTCATATAAATATATCCTTCGATAAGAGAGGCGTAAAGTAGGGCATTAGGCGCATTTTTACTAAGCCATGTATACTCACTGTCGGCGCCTGCGGTCAGGCTGGCTGGCCTATAAAAATAGTGTAACTCAACTGTGTATGCCGAATCTGGTGTTGGCCCCAGAATAAAGTTGCCATTAACGTTGCCTCCAGCGGCAGTTACAGTTGTGTCAAATATAGAATAATACTTCGGCGTCCCTGTAGCAGTCTTATCAGGGTAAGCCTCCCGCATAAAGTTTACATCTTTTTCCAAGAGGAATCTTTCTGATCCGCTTGTTGAAATAAACAAAGAAAACGGCGCCATAAAATCGGTAGGCACAGAAAGGTACTCACTGCTTGTTGTAAGAGTGGCTGTAGCGTTCTTCCTAAAGTTTTCTAAGTCTACGCTTTTGAGAATCCTTTCTTCAGCCGCCCGAATGAAAACAGGTAGATTTGTTACAAAAGAAGTCTCATCGTTCTCTGTAAAATCTTGAATAGCAGTTTTTAATTCAGCGTATGTAAAAGACATCTTTCCCTCTACGCACTAAGTGTTACTGGACCAGCGCTCGCCAAGGCACCGCCGCCTATTACATCAGCGGCGCTTGCTGTTGCTGAAACGGTAACGGTATATGTATTGGCGTCTACCTTTGTTATTGTGTAACCAGCAGAAAGTTCTATAACACTTTTAGATATGCCAGCAAAAGTATCAGCGTTTCTAAATCTAACTGTGTCGCCAGTATCTCTTCCATGGTTGATTTCTGTTACCGTAATATCTGTTGTGGCACCGGGTGTCCCAGTCTTAAATGGATTATTGCCTAATTGATTTGTCGTGGCTGGCTCTGTTCTATCCGGCCTTGGGTTGCTCAAAGATTGAGGATCGTTTGTCCTAACTCTGCCAATAAAGTTTTGGGGCTGGTCTGGGTCAAACACATCGCGCCCGACCCTTAGACCAGTTTTAACGCCGTTGACAACTTCGTAAACAAGTTCGTTTAGTTTGTATCTAAACCCTGTCCTATCGCAGATGCCGTAGGCATATTTTCCCCTAGCGTTAGCCATCTATTATGCAGACCGTCCAAACTTTTTACCGCGTGTAGCGGCACCGCCACCACGGCAAGATCCGCCAGACTTCATACCCTTGGCGCCACCGCGAGCAACCGCTTCCATCTCAGCACGGGTGCGACCAAGACCTGTGGTCACATCGTTAGCCATGCTACGGGGCTTTCTATTTGGCTTTTTAACTCGGGCCAATTTAGCCAAGCGGTCTGCTTCCGAAGAGGTCTTACCGCCAGACTGATACTTCTTCATGTAGCCGCCCTTCTTTGCCGCCACGTCATCATCCCGTAGGCCACTCATGCTACCAGAGTTTGAAGATGGTTTCTTTTTAGGTTTCTTTTTCATTGCACGTTCACGCATTGCATCATAAGGAGCATTGAGAATTTCTTTAGCCTTCTTAGGCGTTGGTGTGGTTTGTGCCCCTGACCGTTTTACTTCATCACGAAGAGCGGATGTTACCGCCTCCTGTTGGCCCTTGCTTCCCTTGAGCATGTTCATCTGGGTTTGAGACATACGCCCGTATGGACTGCCCTTGGTGTTGCCCGGTACACTGTTTGCTTTTGGCATTTTAATGGTTTGTCCAACTCGAATCATATTTGCATTCTTGATGCCGGGGTTTGCCGCAAGCAATGCTTGAAGGGTAACGCCTTTTGATTTGGCGATCTGAGACAGAGTGTCGCCAGACTTAACCTTTACCGAACCACCACTTGCCTTCCCTTTAACTGGCTTGCGTGTGTTCTTCATCCCAAGAAGGGACTGGGCGGTTTTGGGGATAGGCTTGATCGTTTTAATCTCATCGCCTTTTTTAGTTGTGTAGCGTGGCATATTAGCCTCCTAGGTAGAATGTGTCGTAAGGCACGAACTTGATGGATGAAGAGTCTTGGTCTTCGTTAGCGGCTAACTCAAACTGAAACTCATACTCTTGTTTAAGCGGCCCTACGCGGCCCGCAACTTCTGGCTTCTTCATGGCTATATAATATGCCAACCCCGATACCAGACAGGGGACAAATCTTGGTGGAACATCTGCGGTGGTGCCTATCCCAGACGAGACGCCAGAGATACCACGAAGTCTATAATACGCGAGAGTGTAGTCGTTAGTATCCGGCACAGGCCAGAGAGTAACCGACACACTTGTTGCTTGACGGTCAACATAAATTTGTGAAGGCTTTCCTTGTACATTCTTAGAGCCGTTTTGAGCGTATGTAGAAACGCTGATACGCTCTGCGTTAGTGTCAAGTTGGCTTGTTCCACTGCCTGTACGAATCTGGTGTTCAATGAGATCAATAGTGTCTGTAGGCATTGTGTAAGTTGCTGTGCCCGCTGTGAGAGCCTGTGTGCCAGCATCAATAGTCCAGAGATTAAGTCCACGGTTTTGCCACTCCAATGTTAGCAGGTTCAAACTGCGCCGCGCCGTTTTAAGGTCGTAGCCAGTTTTCATATCTAGGCCAGCGCGTTCAAACGCTTCCTCAAAAATTTCCGGTAGATCTGGTGTAACAACAGCCATTACTAAACTTTCCTGTACTTCCTAACCTTTGCCTTTACCTTCTTTGGCTGTGCGACAAATTGTTTACCAGCCTTTGTCCCCTTACGTTTTGCCTTCGTTGTCGCCGCGTACTCCTTAGACGACAAAGCCTTGATTGCCTTTTCGGGCAGGTAGCGCTCGCCTGTAGCCTTTGGGCCTTGAGTCGAGGGCTTACCGCTCTTCGTTCTCCACTTTTGTTTTGTCCAAGCCTTAAGGCTTTTTTGGGGCTTCTTAAGAGGCATATCTAAAATTCCAAATCAACGCTATTATTATACCAGTAAATACCAGTAATCCCAAGATGATGGCTATGATTGTAATAAGTTCCTCTTGTTGCTTTTTCCGGAGTTCCTCTTCCTTTTGTTTGGCAACTCTTATCTCAGCCTGTATCTTTAATACTTGGTTCCAAGCGCCGGAGCCGTAATTCATATTGATAAAATTTCTTAACTCCTCTTCCATCCTTTCTGCTTTTTTCTTCGCGGCGAATGTTTCGAGAGCCTCCTCCTCTACGCTTCCAAACCTCTTTCCCTTTGCTTTGTCGTGGCCTGTCTTAACATCTTGTATGGCACCCATCCACCTCCCCAAATCTCCAGCCATCGACTCAACCTCGCGGCCCATCTGAAAGCCTTTGACTATGGTCGAGTAAGCCGCGCTGGCGATACTTATTGCACTTATTGGGTCCATTAATACACCGTCACGCTCCCATCCTTAACAAACTTTGGTACGCAATACGCTGTCACCCTGTCCCTAGCATCCATCTTATAAATGTCTTTATAGTTTCCGTACCTCCTAGAAACCTCTTTTGCGAAAAAGTTACATCTAACTATATCTGCAAAATACATGTCATTGCTTATTAGCCTTCTATCCTCTCCGGCGCCGAGATACACCATTAACAAGAATACATGAACCATTTAATGCATTGGGTTTTGCATCCAAGAAACTTCTTTTTCAAGAACAGTTACTCTCTGCTGAAGGTCTATAATTCTATCCATGTGCCCCGCCATCATGTCCACCTCTTCCCAAATCATATCAATCTCTTCATAGTTTCGTTTGACATCTCTCTTAAGGTTAACTTGATCCTCAATAGCCATGCGGCTTGACATCTGGGAAACGGTATCCTGAAGATTCGCAATAGTAGCGGCCTGCTGACTCACCCACCACACACCACCGCTTACTTGCAGTATCATCGCAACCACAAGGACTATAGGTAGTTTTAAGTTTTCCATTAGTTTTTATAACCTCCGCCTGCCGATTTATACTCTCGGGCAAGCATCTGCGCTTTGCGGGCCGACCACTGACCGGGGCTTCCTCCCTTGCCTCCGGCTTTAATCTTCTCAAATAATCGCTTTCTAAGAGAAGGCTTTGTATAATTGCCAGACTCATTGACACGGGACTTCGTTTTACCCCCAGACGAGAAAGAAAGGGGCTTGCCCTTTCTTGTGTAAGATCCTTTGCCCTTCTTGGGCTTAACCACTTTTGGCCCGAACTGATTTTGTTGCAATGTCTTTGCCATCGGGTTGCGTTTGGTAGAGCCGCCACCTTTTAATGCTACTGGTTTATTAGCGGCACACCTCATCTTTGCGGCTCTCATTATACATCTCCTAGCACATGCGGCCTTTTGTTTTCCCCTTGATAGCGGCGCCATCAATAGGCTTTGAGCGCTTTGCATAGCCGCCACCAGCCATTGGTGTGGCACCTTGCATCTTGTTGGCTTCCATGCCAGTGCTTGGCGTAGCACCCATTTGCTTGCGCTTTTCATTTACGATAGCCCCAGCAATTCCGCCCATGCCAGCGTTTGTCATTGCCGATGCAATGTCAGCGGCTGGTCCCTTGCCTTTCATAATGCTGTAGGCAGGGCTGTATGTTTCAAGCATCTTGCCAACGTTTGCTTTGATAACAGGTTTCTTTTTCATATCAACACCTTTAATCTTTCCTTTGTTTTTGGCGGCGTAAAAAACACGCTCACCACTCTTGTCGCCATACTGCTCCTTCATGGAGCGCATAATCTTTTTACCTTTTTTTGTTAGAGGCATTTTTAGTTGTCCGTTTTTTATGGGCACTATTTTTCATAAGTTTCCCATTTGGCATATAGTGATAGCCTCTTGGCGCCTTCCTGTTGCCAGTTAATTGCTTAGACATGTTAGCCCTTGATATGGTCATTTGAACCACCCAAGGAACATATGGGAGACTGTTCCAACGGCGCCACCTAAAGCAACCATTACCCAAAACGCTCCCTTCCATCTATTAGCCTGAGCCTTCAGTTCAGACACTTCTTGATGGACATGCCTTACTTCGTCTTGGACTTGACGTAATCGCTCCTCTAAACGAGCGAGTGTTACTTCTACTGGCTCGCTCATTTTCCGTACTTCTTATGCTTTTGTGATTTCGGAGGAGACTTCTTAGATCCTCCGGGCCCAGCCCATAATTTTTTGTCTGCCCAGTATGCCGCGCTCATCTTGCCTTTGGCGATGTTCTTAGCGTGGCGAGCCTTGAAAGATTTTCGTGCGGCTGGAGAATAGTTGTGGCCCATTGAGGAATCGCCAAAGTGGATAAGTTTAATATTATCGCCTTCTTTAGCCAGAACCATTCCTTTCTTTCCGGCGCGGTCAGACTTGCGCGGCTTATTAAAGCCAGCAAACTTCTTGCCTCTATACTCAATGCCGCCAGAGGGCAGTCTCTTCACACCGGGGTGCTTGCTAGTCATCTACCAGAATCCCCTCAAATGTAGCCGCTATGGCATTGTTTTGGTTTTTACTACAAATAGCGGTAACAAGAATATCTGTTTTAGGCGCTATTTTAAGTGGGGTATCAAATGGAAAATCAATATGCCCGCCTATGATATCTACTTTAACAGACGTTCTAAAGACTGAGCCTTCTTCTCTGGTCTTAAATCTTACAGTCATGTAAGCGCCAGAAGTGTCGGTGCCGTGCGTAGCAATACCGCGTGATATATACAAATGCTTCCCGGCTGGAACTGTGTAAACAGCCATTAAGGTTTGGTTCTCACCCGCTGTAATACGGGCGTGTGTGGTGGCGCCTATAGTAATGTTTACGTTACCAGCAGGCGCTGTAGCCCCAGTAATAAACGCTCTGTGAACTCGCAAGAATGTCTGGGTGGTTGTGTAGATGCCTGAAGCATTAAGAGTAAAATCTTCTGATACTTCATTGTAATCGGCATCTAGACCCTGAACAGTTCCAGTTACACCAGAGTCTGTGGCGCCACTAGCGCTTGTGACTGTAAGCGCTGAGGCGGATGATGGAAACGAATAACTTCCTCCAACATCCCAAATGGTTTCCTCAACATTGACAATAAGAGGGTTGTACCCATACTTGAACAATGCTTTATGGAACGTAATTTGCCCACGGGCAACCTGTAACTCAAATGGCTCGGTTGTCCCGACTCTTGATATGGAACTCTTCTCAGCCACCTTACAACTCCGTTATGACAGGAATACTGTCACACTTAAACAATTTGTCAGATCTAGATAAACATCAGTCTCAAATAAAATCCCATTATCAGGGATGTTAACAGAGAATGTATCAGTTGTGCCAAAGGAGACATCAAGCAATGTGGTGCCGCTAGCACCGCCATCTTTCAAAACGACTTGAGGTGATCCTGTGGTTGCTGTCTTTACCTGAATCTGACGCACACGAGCGCGACCAGCGTATACCGTATCATCCGCTGTTTTCGTCACTGCGAAAATGTCAGACATAGCCATAACAGCCCCCTATTTAAGCAAGGTTGTTATTTTGGACGTAAGTAACTGTCAGAGTTGCGACACCTGCATCGGCTGTAGTAGCAGATGCTATTGTGAAAATTTCAACATCTGTAGTTCCAACATCTTCCCAATTATCAGCGTCTGTAATAGTTGCTTGAGACGCCAACTTAATTGTATTGATGGTTGAAACGGCAACAGCAGTAGCCAGTTCCGTTGAAGTGGCAGTGGTGCCAATGCTTAGTGTTGCACTGTTATCGTAGGCAGTCGTTACATATACCGTTGCTTCTAGAATTTGAGAATTGGCGGGGATAACAATACCGGATCCAGCGGCAGTAGTGCTTTGAGTAATCGCCGCAGATTGCGACATTACAACAGAGCCAACGTTTGCGCGGTCTGAACCAAGTGTGGTGCCAGTGGTGTTTTTGATAGTCCCGGCCTTAATAGGACCAGAAAAAGTAGTGGTAGCCATGAGGAACTCCTTGTCTTGGCTAGTGTCAGCCGCACTATGCGACTGTCAAGGTTCATATATATTATACACAAAGAAAGGGCGCCCCGAAAGACGCCCTCTCAAAAGTTTCTTGCCTAATTAACCTAGGCGCCGGGTGAACCGTAGATCCCAAGAGGATCGGACACGCCGAAACTGTAGCGCTCACGGGCTTTGTAGCGGACGTTGCCAGTGTCGAAGTCGCCATCCATGGATGTAGACATCGGGGTACGGACAAAGTGCTTCATGCCGTTTGGTACATCGGTAGTGATGAAGAACGCATCAGTATCTGTCAGGTAGTGGTTTACACGGAACCCTTCAGGAATTGAACCGTTGGTACGGATCGCGTTGATGTCGTTATCAGCAGTACCTGTACGCAGATCTGTCTGGAGCAAGCGAGTTGCAACAAACATCAGTGCAGGCGGTACAACCAACTTCCGTGGGCGAGCGGCAATCAAAAGGCCACGCTCATCAGTGAAGGCGGCGATGTTGATAACAGCATCTTCCAGAGAAGTTTCGTTCAGGTCAGCCGCAGTAGTTGGGCGGTTAGAGTTGTTACCGCCAGCAACAGTTGGGTGCGAGGTGCTGAACAGGGTGGTGCCGTCACCTGAGTTAAAGGTGGTGAAACCAGTGTTCAACAGCGAAGCCGCTTTGACCTGCTTGGTGTAAGCCATGGCGCGAGCCAGAGCCTTTGTGTAGCGAGCGGAGAGAGCGTCATAGAGGTTGTCCTCCATTGCTTCTTCGGTCACCGAGAAGCCCATTGCAACCGTTTCGTGGTTGTAACGAGCAGTGAAGGATTCCTGTGCATTGTCATAGGCAATCGCTGAACCTTCCGGCTTAACCGGAGCGGCGCCGAACCCAGATAATTTGACCTCTTCTTCAAAGGACCGTTCTGAGTTTTCGGTTTCGTAGACTTCAGCATGTTCGTTTTCGTACTTTTCGTACTCCATGCCGAACAGTGCATTAAGACCGGGCAACAGTTCCTTCAGGAGTTGTGCGCGTGAAATCGTCATTATTCACTCCTATGCAGAACCAGTTGTTGAAGTATGCTGGTGGTAGTTAAACTTACATACCAGCAGTGGATAAGATGTACCCTTCTCATCACCCTGATCACCGCCGAGGTAGTCCAGAATCCGAATTGGGTTCTGAGCATCGGTGCTGATTTCAGAGATGTCCAGAGCAACACGGCTAACCTTAAGAGTAGTGTTAGGTGCAGTCTGTACGAGCAGAGTGTTCTTACCGTAGATGTCCCCAGTGTTTGCTGGAGCGCCATCGGCTTGGATGACAAATTCTACGTTAGGATTATCCACAACGAAAGCCATTGCGTCTGAAGCGGCAGTGCTTGCAGGCCACAGTTGGCTGAAGGTCAGTTGACCGGTATTTGGGTCGGTGTAAGAACAACCCATAAAGATACCAACGATGTCGATTTCTGTCGTATCATCGCCAGTAGCGGCCTGCTTTTCGATTGTCGTTGCAGTGCCACCGTCCACAAGGTGAACGATGTCGCCCATAGCAATGTTAGTGCCATAAGCAGATGCAATAGGATACTGGCGGAAAACTTCCTGAGAACCAGCACCAAGACGATTAATCGGGCGCAGACCGAAAGGAGCGGCAGTTGAAGACATTTCAAAGTCCCTCTTCTCTATCTAGCCATTAATTTACAGCAAGCGCCCTATTAAAAGGTTACTTGCCAAACGAAGTTTTCGTAGACCGTTCCGGGTTAAGGACTGGCATACGAGGATCGGATTGACGTAGGTAATTGTTATCGACAGATTGAATCTGCGAATGCGCCATTTCATCGTGCGCTTCCCTACGGCTTTCCACATATTCGGTTGAGTTCTCGCAAAGTAGCAATCCTCCAACCTCAACATTACCTTCAAATCGAGAGTCGATATCAGGCAACACTTGGAGTTCTGGGTGATCTTCTGCCCTTACTGGCGTCCAACCCTCACGGAATTTTGAAGACACATTCTTATTGTCGCTATCACCCATCATTGAGGTGCGAATCCAGCGATACTCAACGCCTTCGCGGGGTTCGGGGGTGGGCAACATAGTTGGTCTTTGCCAAGTTTTTTTTCTTCCCTCTGTTTCTCGGGAAGCATTGGAGCGTGGGGTTCTATCAGACATTAGATGACTCCTTCAAGAGTTGCGCCGCGTACTGTTCGTTAGTCAGGCCAAGCCTCTTGGCGAGAGAGACTTGCGTTGAGG